CCATGTAAAGAAATTTGATGCATCTGTTACAGTTGCACCACTTGAATGTATTGCAGCTGTTGTACCGTTTGCACCTCTAGTTAATCCAGATAATGTGCCACCACTATTCCCTGTATAAGTTATTAATTCAGAGTCAATTTGTACTGTACCTGATGATGGAAAAGATGTTGAACTTGCCATAGTCAATGATGTAACACTTGCGTTAATTCCTGATGAAAGTGTAGATGTAAACTGTCCTTGTTGTACACCACCCCATGATCCAAGACCCCAACCTGTTGTTGCAACTTCTACTGCTGGTCCAACTGAATAATAAAGTTTTACTCTAATACCACCAGATGTTGATGCACCCGATCCAGATTCATTAGATGCCATTGTAACTGTTAATGTAGTTGTTGTTGGTATACTTGATACTTGAAATTTGTTGTTGTCAAAATCTCCTGATAAAAAACCAGAGTTTGTTATTGATGTAAAATTATCTAATAAAATAATATCACCTTTATTTGCATTGTGTGCTGATGCAAAAGTTATTGTTACAGTTGCTGATCCATTAGTTGTACTAAAAGCAGAAGTTAAAGTTGTTGTAGATTTAATAGGATGTATGTCATAAAAAATACCACCAGAATAAGCGTACAGTATTCTATTTGTACCTAATGCCGCATATTTAATACCTGACGCATTAACAAAATGATGCAATGCTGTGTTACGTCCTGTAATATCAACAGAACCTAATTGAGCCCATCCTCCTATTTTTTCTGGAGTACCATATCTAAATCTAACATTATCACCATCAACCCATTGGCCTTCACCGCCGGTTGAAGTTACTTGTTTATTAAATCCTGGTTGAAATCTTACTTTTTGTAACATAGTGTAATCCTTAATAATAAAGCAGGAGATGGTGTGGTGAAATCTCCCGCTATATTATTATATACAATATTATTTAGGTAATTTAAAGCCTTTAAACCAACGAGGCAACCCTAAAAAAGGTCTTTTATCATATAAATTTTCTTTAGCTGTTTTAGATGATGACTTGTTATAATGTAGAAATACTTGTCCACAGTCTTTACCAGTAAACTCTTCTCTCCAATGTTCAAGATCACAACCAGAATATATAAACATATCTCCAGGGTTAAGGTCAACTTTAATTCCAGCTTGACCTTTTTTACCTGTTGGGTCTACATAGATTGACCAAGGGTCACCACCTAGATTTAATGTTGTTGATACCTCACAAGAGTATCTATCTTTGTGTCGGGCTAATACATCACCCTTTTTGTAAATTCTTGCATAAGAATACGTAGGACTTAATTTTATTTTTGTATGTTTTTCCATAACAGGTTTTATTTCTTCCAATAAAGTTTCCATAGCAATATCCGAATAATGTGTATATGTGTTTGGAACTTGTTCATCATTCCATATACCAAAATATTCTGTAAATGGGGATATGTATTTTTGATCTAATAAAAATCTTGCAACTTTTCTTTTGTTTAAAAAATATTTATAAACAAATTTAGCTAATTCAGGTGAGATAGCATTTTTTAACACTGTATATTTATTTTTTTTAAACGACATTTAATACTCCTTTTGGTATTGCTTGGCAGTTCCAATGTATAAATCTAAACGGATCATAACCCATATCAACAATGTATTGATGAGGCATATATGACGGAAAAAATATCATTCGACCTGGTTGAACTTTATAATGTATTGCTGAACTAGCATAAGTTACTTTTGTTTTATCTGCCTCTGGTAATAAGTTCATAAGATTACCTGCACGAGGATCTTCAAACAAAGGCATTGAAGTTTTATCACTAGCTTTTAAAAAATAAAAACCAGATATGTGGCCATTCCAATGTGTGTGTAAAGTATGGTGCCCACCACCTTTTTTAGCAAATTCTTGTACCCACATTTCTGTAGTAAATACTTTATGATTAGACAAATCAAAACCCATTTCAATTAATAAGTTATGAGATGTTGCACCAATGTAGTTTTGTAATTCTTTAAAATTAGGATCTCCTATTAACGTTGTTGAATGAAATACACGACCCATGTCTCCTTTATCTCCAAACTTTTTATTTTTATTATTAATGTCTGCTTTTAAATTTTTTTTAGATTGTTTAATATATTTATCAGAGGCTTTATTTAATTTTTTTTCAAACTCTGGTGCATCAGCAAACCAAATAGGACATTTAAAATAATCTTCTCTTACTAATTGAACAGGGTAATTTAATAATTTTTTATTTTTCATTGAAACGGGTATCCTAAATTCCATATAACTAAACTATTTCTTTCGCCACTTTTAATAGGACATATTCTATGCCATACAAAAGAAGGAAACACAACTAAAGATCCTTTAGGTAATATTTCTGTGCATTTTATAATGTTAGATTTTTTATCTGGATGAGTATTTCTACAATCAAATTCTAATTCACCACCTTTATAATCTTTAGGGTCTGAAAGAGTTACAGTCACAGATAATTTTCTTGTTTTTCCATTTGTTGGATCACCTTGTTGTCTTTGAAAAGGTTTTTCAAAACTATCACAGTGCCAATCATAATACTGGCCCTTTTTATATTTTGTAAATTGACAAGACTCGGAATGATCCCAATTAAAATTCCAACCTGAATTTTTATTAGCTTCATGAATATAGGGTTGAATTTCTTTATATATCCACCTGTCTTGCATCCAAACAATATTTGAATTTCGTACGTTTTTTAAATTTAAAAGTTGTTTTTTATTTAATTTTTCTAAATCATTATAGCCTTTAATATTAGCCATTTGTTCTTGAAGTTGTTTTCCATATTTAGAAATATCATTACAGATACGTTCTGGAATAACTGATTTAAAATACCAATAATAATTTGTTAGATTCATATACTTTCTTAAATTAAACTATATGATTTTTTTTAATTTGTCAATTAATTATTAAGATACCCATTCTAATTTAGATGCATCCCAATTAAAATTATCTCCTGATAAATCTACTGCAACCCACCTTAAATTATCTTCATCCCAAGAAATATAATAATCTGATTGATCGCCAGCAGGGTAAGTTACAGGTGCTTTCCAATCATCATTTGAATTTAATGCCCATGAAGTAAAAGGCTGTGGGCTTAAAAATTTGTTTTTACTTTCATCATAAACCATTTCTATGCCTGCATATTGTTTTCTAAAATTATGATTGTATGATGTTTGTTTCCATATTGTTTCAGAACCAAAAAAATCTCTACACCATTTTTCACCATCAGCATGCATATCATTATCTGCTAATGTTCCTCCATTAACTTCTATATCATTACCAACTACTACAACTCTTTTTACAACTAAATGTGTATCAGAAGTAAATCCTGTTGGATCTGTTTTTGATTCTAGTTCTGCAAAATGTGCCATATTTTTATATTGTTATAGTTCCTGTTACATTAAATGTTGCTATTTTATCTCCACCTGGATGAGTTGCTAAAGAATTACATCCTGGTGCTACTGCTATATCTGCTGGAGCACACGCTACTCTTATTATTACTATACCTGATCCACCAGCAGAACCTGCACCTTGTAATCCTGATCCACCAGCTCCACCGCCTGTATTAACTGTACCTGCAGTACCAGCTCCAGAATTACATTTACTTCCTGCTCCACCACCACCAGCTCCACCAGCACCCGCCGCTCCAGAACCAGCATCTCTTTTACCACCTCCGCCACCACCAGCAAGAGTTACTGAACTACCTGTAATACAATTTGCTAAACCAGCACCACCAGGACCTCCTTGTCCAGCTGAACCAGCTGTTCCTGCTGCACCAGCACCACCACCTCCACCTGCTGCAAGATTTGCAGAGTTAGGATTATTTCCAGCACCAGCACCACCAGCATTTCCTTGACCACATGTTCCTGCTCCACCAGGTGAAGTAAATCCTCCTCCACCACCAGAACCACCAGCTGCTCCCGCACTACTATTACCTCCACCAGGAGTTCCTCCACCCCCACCTCCGCCAGAAGCTGTGAGAGTCCCTGAACACGCAGCAATAGATGAATCGCCTCCACTTCCACCTGTTCTAGTTCCACAACTTGGACCAGCAGCCCCTGCTGCTCCTACTGTTATATTTGTTGAACCTACGGCTAAAGTAATTGTGCAAGCTGGAGTACAAAAAGAAGTTAAAGAACCTCCTCCACCTCCACCTCCAGAAGGGTTTTCTGCTTTACCTG